CTCCTATGTATTCTGGAGTGAAATTTAATTCTCTATCATAAATAGCTTCTAACTCTGCTTTTGAAGGGTTAACTGCTACTACTTTAAAGTTCTCTACTCCAGTATAATACTTTACTACTGGTCCTTCTTGCACTTCTTGACTTGATCCAAATCCGTTACTCATAATTTTTTTAATTTTAAAATTTAACTTATATTAATTTACTGCCTAATACTTTTAATCACCACTGAGTATCACTTTCAGCTACTGTGGATGTCACTGTAGTTCTACTCAAATTAAAATCACTGTCATTAGACTCAACAGTATCAACAGGAGCAATTTCATCTTGTACCTCTTCAAAAGTTACAGCTTGATCCATAGCTTCTACCGTACCTTGTACAGGAGCTTCTTGGCTAGTCATAATTTCTAAAGAGAAAGATTCAACTCCTTCTGCTTCATGAGGTGTTAAGGAAAATTCATTCTCAAAACTATCATCTAATGAAAAATACGTAGAAATTTCATTTGCAATAGTTGTTGAAGAAATAGCTTTACCCTTTTCTTTTGTTGTTTCAAAGCTTACTTTATTCTTTGAAGTTCTGTATGTGGTCATAGCCGCAACAACTTCACTTCCTAATAAGCTTGCATTTGCAATTAAACCTATAGTTGTCCCTTCTACAAATCCAAATACAATTTGTTGAACTTCTCCCATTTCAAGGTTTAATACTTCAGAAGCTTTTGCATTAAATAATACTCTTCTGCTTCTTCCTCCATCCTTAGATGGCTCTACTGTTATTACAGCACTTTCTGGATACTTTGTTGTTGTTAATGGTGTATTAGATACTCCAAACTTTCTTGCTCCAAAGATAATTACATTTTTACTCATAATCCTGATTTATTTGTGTTAATAATTGTTTTAAAAATTAGAAGATTATCTTAACCCTCTTCATACTTTGTAATAGCTGTTAATACAGAGTTCATGTCATTAGGAATAATATTTCCTGAAAACATATCAGCTGGACTTTTTGCCATATTAGTTGTATTGTTTTGTGTCATAAATCCGTATGATACGTCATTACCTTTCTTTTCAACTACTGTTTCTAAGATAACACTAAACATTCCTTCAGGTTTTACAACATCCTGAACTAATTTACCTCCCGGTACTCCAAATACAGTTCTATCAACTCCATTAAATGATTTAACTTCAGTATGAGCCATAACTATTACAGTTAAGTCATCTCTTAGTCCATCAATCATTTTTAAAGTCTTATACACATTGTCTCCCATTTCTGTAAACTTTGCGTATCCTACTGTCTTAGCCTTTTCCATAAATTCTGCAATCATTGCGTATGTAATAGTATCTATTACAATAGTCTTAATGTCAGGCCTGTTAGCACTAACAAATTTCATTGCACTCTTAATGGCATCCCATCCGGTAGTTTTGAAATAATTACATACATTAGGATCAAAAATTCCTTCAGGAGTTTTCATAAGATAATTTTTCTTCCAGCCTCTAAAAGGTGGAGCTTTTTCATCTGGACAAATGATGAATGTTTCTTTAGGATCTAATGTACCTAAAGAGTAAGTTTTACCTGTCCCACTGTAACCAGTTATAAGAATTTTACTTGCCATATTTTATTGTTTTTATTAATAATTAATTGTATTACTTTTCATCATCTTTTGATATAGTTCCAATAACACTTTTAGCTAGTAAAAATGACATCTCTCTAGTTGAGAAATGACTCTCAAGACATGAGGAAACTATTGCTACTGGGTTAGTGCCTGGCTCTGCCTTAGCCATATTATCCTGCAATACCTCAAAGAATACTATATTCCTATCCCCGAAGGTTGACCCTTCAGAGATTAATCCACAAGCTAACTTGTCATCTTCATTACTACTATCATACTCTTTCGAGTAACCATCAATTTCTACTGATGTACTTTTCCTTTTTAGGAAGAAATCTTCTGCCATTATTTAATTGTTTTAAGTTGCTAATATACTAATAATCTGCGAGATACGCAAATTTTTATCTAAATTTCCTCTCTGTAATCTTATAGATTTCTTTCCATTTAGGAAGTCCTGTTAAGCACTTATCATCTATATACAAATCTGCAGATATCTTACGACAGTCTGCACCATAATACTGTATGATATGAGGAAAATTAGAATTAACATAGTGATAAGGGATATCATTTTTATGAAGCCATTTAATAGCGTCTGATAATGCTACCCCCTCTCTACATGTGTTTATTATAATTCCATAACCAGACTGAACTAATCTCTTTATCATTGATCTTGCATTTTTTCTCTGCGGACCTAAATGAGGATAATTGCTCATGCATATAGTTCCATCAAAGTCAATAGATAATATTGCTTTAAAGGGTGTCACGTAACTTATTATTTGAGATGTATTAGTCATAACAGTATGTTTAATTCATTAATTACTAAAATTATTCCTAATACTGCTAAAAGAAATAAAAATACCTTAACCATTGAATCCTTAAACTTACTTGGATCCCATCTAAAGCTCATCCATAGAATGAATATGATAGATAGGACATTGAATATTAATTGCATCATTTTATATTAATTTTAATTGTTTAACTTTTTCTACTACAGCCCCAACTATATTAAATAATAATATTCCAATTATTAAAAATATTGAAGGAGCTAATACTTGTAATTCTATAGGATAAATACCAATATAAATTACAATTAATATTGATTGAACTATTAGTTTTTTCATAATTTTAACTTTTTAACTTTCTCTACTAATTCCTCAATACTACCATCATTCTCAACGACAATGTCAAACTCATAATCATCCAAAGCTGTTTCTGAGGGATGTTCTGTGTATTTTATTACAACATCTTTACTTCTATCGTTAGAAGACATATCCATTATAACACACCCTGTAGATTTCCATGTTTCAGGTCTATTAACCCTAATAACAATACCACCTCTATCTTTAATAGCTTGGACTTCATTAGGAAATCTAACATCTGTTATTATCCAGTTAAGTGAATTTGCCTCAGTCTCGCATAAAGTTATACCTTTGTTTTCTGCCATAGCATTAACTCCACCGCACATACAATTAATACTTTCTCTATCTTTTCTCCAATGTATACAAGGCGTAAATTTTGACTTATAATCAGCAAACAAAGCATTTACCCAAATATTAGGATGAATAATTTGTCTGCCACATTCAGTACCTAAAAGTTGTAAGAGTTTACGAGGTGTCAACAAATAGCTCTTTATATGAGAACCTGTATCGTCCCAGACTTCAGAATGAAAGTTTTCGGCCTCTTTTTTTGTAGAAAAGATTTTTGAGTCTTGATCAAAAGAAATCCACACACTCCAAACTTTCCACTCTTCTCCAAGTTCTTTCTCTTTAAACTCTCTATCTTCTAACTGCCCTCTAGTACAACCAATAAGTAAACAAGCTATATCTTTAAGTTTGTCTGCAAACTTTTTGATTTCGTAAGGGTTAGAAGAATCTACATCACTAGGTGCTGCTATAAAATCCTCAACTGTAAGATGCTGTCCATCTTCAGTATTTTCAATGTCCCATAAAAGTCTTATAATTTCTCCTACAGTATCTTTACCTGAACCTATTTTGCCACTAATTCCTATTAAATTTGTTTTCATTTATAATATTTTTAAATTAAACTCATCAACTTCCATGAAATTGCAATTATCTATACTTATATCTAATCCAAATTCATCATTAGCTGCCATAATACACTCAATTCCGTCATCAAATACAGCTCTATCATAATCAAATACATAAGTAATTTGACTAATAAAATCTAAGACTACTAATTTACTTTTCATGACAAGTATCTATTTATCTAGTCTAAATCCATACATAACTGGATGCCTTGGTACTCCCGTATCAGAGTATTCAAAGAATCTTAACTCACATGCTTTACCAATATGCAAATGCTTATTAGCTAGCAAGTCTTCAGCCTCAGCGTGAGATAATGAAATACCTGCACCCAGTCTGTTGTTTTCAGCTCCTTCCCAGAAGAAAATAGGTTTACCATGTGTAGGCCTCTTCTCTGATGGCACTACATCCATTAATATTAAAGACATGTCTTCGAAATCTTTCAATTTCAATAAACTTGAACTTCTACCATTAAGCTTATATCCTTCATCACCATGACGAACAATAGTTCCTTCATATCCTTCAGAAATATTTAAAGCATGAAATTTCATTAAGTCCTCTTTATTGCTGATAATTTTAGTAGGAACATATTCAATAACATCAGGACATCTTGAATATAGTCTTTGAAGAATATCTAATCTATCTCTAAATGGCTTATCAAGAATAAGGTCATAAACATGATATTTAACATTCTCAGTTTTACCTGGCCTGTATTTCTTTATCATTCTCATATTCTCTTGAAATGTTTCACCATGAGCATACAATTCCCCATCAAGCATAATTCCCATATAAGGAAGCTCATTTGTAATGTGATCCAATGTTTTAATTAGATTACCTGAACGAGATGTCAATGTACCATTAACAGCATCACCCAGTGCTCTCATACCATCTAATTTAGGCTGAGCGTAACATGGATAAGATACTTTTTTCTCTTCCTCTGAAAATACTTTTGCAAGCATTGGAAGTATTACTACTTGATCAAGTGCATCTCTTTGGGTTAAGAAATAGCCCTCTTTAAGTTTCTTCTTATATTTAGCTTTAGCTTGCAAATCTGCTTGTTCCTCAGGAGTAGTCTCATTGGATCTTCCAATATTCTTCCCTACACATTGAGTTACATTTGTAACAGCCTTACCATCTATTAATCCTGAAACTTGAACTACAGTAGCACCATCTGTGCTAATATCAAGAAACCTTAGCTTCCCTTTACTATCTTTTTTGTATAAAGTATTCATTACGACATAAATTGTTGTAACTTCTTCACAAAGTTAGCATTCTTATCCTTGATAGCAATAAGTGATTTCTTGTCTGCTTCAGCCTTAGCTAATACATCCTCTACAAGCTTAATATCATCATCTATTTCACCTTCTTGGTGATTCAATGACTCTATTGTTGAATTAAAAATTCCAAATGCTACTGCACTTGCATTACTGTGTTTTGCAACTACATCTTGTTGCTTCTTGTCAAATAATCCCATTATTTTTTAATTTAAAATGTTAATTTTCTTTTTTTTATTACTTTACTCTTAAATTTCTTTTGCGCACTCATTACACTATTTATAAATAAGCTTATATCTTCATTATTTAAAAAATTACAGTTAAGCTTAATTTCTTCAGTCTTAGAGTCGTAAGAAAACACTGTAACATGGTCAACAATCCTCCTGTCAGTAATTCTAAGCCAAAAGTTT